TGCCATAATAAGTTTATCTGCATCAATCAACCTCATCGTTCGTCCTCCTGTTCCAACTTTCTATCGCTTTTTCTTTACACCTTTCTATACTTTTTATGGCGTGCGCTGGGTTTTCCATATTTGGGCAATATCCTTCAGTTCTTGCGCTACACTCCTTGCATTCGCACCAAATTGTAAATCCGATATTTCTTTTCGTTTCAGCTATTATCTCTGCTTCTCTACCACAAAACGGGCAAGGTTTTAATTCAGTCATGTTCTACCTCCATTTTCAATTCTTCCTGCAATTTATCATCAATCACAGGAAGCATCATTTTAGGTACTGCCATCATATGAATCTGTGTTGGAGCATTAACAATCTTCAAGCACATATCCAGATATATCTCTCCTGCTGTAATGTCGGCTTTATAGATATCTGCCTTATCTATGTTATCCTTGTAAACTGGCAATTTTCTGCATTTTTCTGCCACCTCATGAATCAACTTCTTAGCCTCTTCCGAAAATTCAACTGTATTATCTTTCTTTATCTGGACCAATTGCATAATCTTAATGATTTTTTCTTCCATAACGCCATTTCCTCCTTGCTTCTGCTCTTTTCATGCGATGAACTTCATTTTCCAAGGTATTCACCTGTTTCTGCAGGTCATCCACATCGACCAACAGGTAAAAGTCTGGCTGGACCAGTCTGGTCGGGCCTACATTCATATTCATCTCTTTGTGCAATTCCTTGCACTTGTTTTCTCTCTCATGCACTGCTTTATATACTTTCATCATCCACACCTCTCAAGAATTTCTCTACAAACCCGGTCATATTCCAAAAGTAATGTAAGATCTTTCGTTCGGCTCAGTGGCCGGTCTACAACTTCAACGTAAAATTCTTTCCGGATCATCTGACCGTAGCTCGCAGAATTATAAACATCCTGCTTTTTGCAGCTAATCAATTCAGCTACTTCGGATCCAGTGATGGAGTGCTCCATCACTGTCCCATTCCTTTTGCATAAGTTATATAACGCCTTCGCCATATTAATCACCCGTAATAAATTTCGCTGCATCCATCATCGGAAAACTCAACTTCTTCCAGCTCCCAACCATCGCGCTGGAATTCTCCTCGATATGCTTTTTCGTAATGGTTTTTTACGATTTTTTCAGCCTCTTGCATGTCTTTTGCTTTAACAATTCCGACTGTAGTTTCGCATCGGAATCCATCATGCTGATAATATCTATACAAATTCATTTATTTCATCCCCTTTCAGCTGTGCGTGGCAATAAAGTTTTCCATCGCCCATCTGTTTCCAGTAGCAGCCACCTGCGCTCTGGTTCGCTCATACGAGCTGAGAGGTCTTCCAGATATTCTTCTGGTTTCTTCTGCCGGAAGAAGTCCCTTCCGGCGAAGATTTGCAAGTTCCTCTGGTGTTGCGTCTTTGATATCTTTTACTGATATAATCTCAATCATATTTAAGCCTCCCTTATCGCTACCGGAAGCACCATGGCTTTCATATCGCTGTCCTCTGCTTCCACAATCATCGGTGTTCGTGGGCTGGTGAAGCCCAGTGCAATATTGTCACAGGTGAAGGCTTTCAATGTTTCCAGGACCAGTCTTGAATCGAATCCCAACCGTATGGATTTGCATACAGTTTCCTGGAGCGGTACCTGTTCCTGATAGTCTGCCAGCTTATCCCGGATACTGATATTCAGCACATCGTCTTCTATCTGGAACACTGCCGGCTGCTTTTCTTCCGTACACATCTTTGCCCTGGTCATTGCGCCGATCAATGCAGTTCTTGATGCGCATGTATTAATCTCGCCTTCGGTAAACATTTTCTGATAAGCAAAGTATTTTCCTTCAATCAGTCTTGTGTAAATGGTATATTCATCAGACTTGAATACCGCACTGTTTTTGGTATACGTAAGAATCACATCATCAATCACGCCCATGGAGATTAACTTCTTGGCAGTTGCCTTCGGCACGATCAACTTCATATCCTTTGCGCCTTCTGCTTTAACAGAATCTACTGCGACCACGTGCCCGTCCAGTGCGGCAAGGGAAACTCCGCTGTCTGTACCCTCAAAATAAATTCCGGTCATCTGTGTATTCGCACCGCCGTCAGCTGCTGCATAAATAACATGGCCTATAGCCTCCATGATCTTTTTACCATTCAATTCCACTCCATCCGCTTCCGGATCCTCTGTAATATCAAAATTGAATTCTTCCGGAGGATAACTCTGGTATTTGTTTTTAATTGCTCCTATCTTGATCATAACTACATTCTTGTCGGTTGCGCTGATGTCGATTTCTCCATCCGGAAGATTTTTGATCAAGTCAAAGGCCTTCATTGGAATAATAAAATAACTGCCTTCTGAGGCCTCTAATTTGACCTTCATTGTGATCTCGGAGTTGGAGGCGATTAAATACCCGTCCTTTACCAGAATCCCTCCCAGAGCCGGAAACTGGTCGTTCTTCTGCACAATGCTTTTTAATTTGTCAATAACTCTGGCAATCTCATACTTCTGTACTTTCATCTTCATTCCTTTCCCGGAGGACAATACCATCAAGGTACTTTACTACTCCGTTTGAATATTTAATCCTGTAAGGTTCCAGTTCCTCCCGGTTCATGTACTTGTGTCCGTAAATTTTCTTCATATCCCGGAACACCACCCACGGAACCCGGTAGAATTCTTTAAATTCCAGGGATACAACCAGAAAGCACATTGCTCCAAGCTTCATATATCGTTCAAAACATGCCTGCTGTTCAGCAGTTACCACATCTCTGCTGATTTTGTCTTTGTCCGTATGCTTTGCATCGAACAAGATCATGGTTGAATCCATGAGAATTCCTTTGAAATCAGGCTGAGCCTGTTTCGTGAAACAGCAGATGAACTGTCCTCTGTTCCTGTCCAATGCTTTCAGTACCTTAAATGCTTCCGGAGTTTTATCAACTGCTACAATTCCTCGTTCTTCGTAGAATCTGGATGCTGCAATGATCATCCCCTCAAAATGCTCCCCGTTAGATCTGCTCTGCAGACCTCTTATCGAACGCTTATAAGTATCCATTTTCTTCCGCTACCTTTATGAGTTTGTTTATTGTTACTGCTCCAATTCCCGGAATCTTATTCAGCTGAAGGAATGCAATAAATTCCTTCGCTCCATCCTGTTTTTTGGAAGCACTGGCTTTTCCACAATTAAAGCCCTCGCTTCGTGCTTTTTCCACACGATCTTCTACATAATGCACAAGCTGTTCATCTGTCTTCTTTCTCATTTCCACAGCTTTTTTATGAATAAGGTTTTCATCAGTTGTTCTTCTACAGCTTCTCTTCGTCATCTTCAATCTCCTTTTTATATTCCAGGTCCGGCACCGGTATATTGTGAGCAGTCAGCCATTTTGCAAAACAGGAATGACACATATGGCCAAACGATGCCGCCTTGCCACCTCTGACCGCTCTTGCCGTCAAGGTAACCATCTTGTTTTTATCTTCTGTCTTTCCGCACAACATACAGTTGCCGCTGAGTCTTTTATTAACTTTCTCGCTTCTCTTACGAATCTGCAGCTCCTTCGGATAATCCCTGCGCATATTTTTCTTACCAACAATCGGAATCAGACTGTCTTTCATAAATACCGGTATCCCGTTGTAATCAGCTTCTACAACGATTCTCTTGATCCATTCGAATTCAGGAATCACTTTCTCTTTCCTGTGTCCTGTCTCGGCACCGATGATTATCCAGTTCAAATATTTCAGTGCGGAAATGTTTTCATCTATATCTTCGAGCAATGGCTCTATACTGGCGAAAGTGTTTAACAGGTTTGGAAGCTGGTATATCCGTTCCATGTCCTCACTATTCGTCACAGTTGTTCCGTACCACATATTCCCTTTCCCAGAAGGCACACCGTACTGGGTGTACCTTTTCGGATTCTTTGTGAGAAACAGGTAATTGTGCTGAGGATGTTTTGCACAAGCGTAAAGGACATCCTCTATCCAACAGTCAGGAATCCACTCTCCAAATATGTCTGCCATTGCTCCAACAAATATATTTTGCCCCTGTTTCAGCTTGTCCAGTGTATCGTATCTGTATCTGTGCAATGTCGGTTCAAATCCAAATGGATATATGACAGGCTTTCCA